AAGAGTTTGTTGTTGAACTCCTCGGCTTTTTAGGCTTCGGTGTCGTGATTGTTGTTTTCGTTTTCCGTGGCATCTTCCAAATCCTCCGCGATTGGGTTCCATTCGTGATAACTAATAAAAATTCGTCCTGGAAACTTGATTAGATCCGAAACAGGATCACCTAAATAGGCTTTGTAGTCTTTCCAAGTGTCTATCTGGCGAAACCAATCAAGTTCCAAAGTGTTCTGAACTTTCGGTTTATTTCCGTTATAGAGTATAGCCAGATCGACTTCGTTTGTAAAGTGGTCTTTACGTTCCTCTAACATCTCACCGCTGATAATGGAATTTTCATAAAACCTAAAATTATCAGCGAAGGTTTCCAGTTCTTCTTGTCCGAATGTAAACGGTAAATGGTCGCCCGTCAAGGCAGAACGGCTCTCAAACGTAAAGAACACGTTAGGAGAAACAGGGCTGGATAATGTAGTTCTATGCTGCCTTGCTATTTGTGTTTCGTAAATGCCGTAGGGGAAACTGACGAAAAACCTTTGAGGCATCGTCCAGCGGCTTATTTTACCACAAATTCTATTTGCTACTTGTGCGCCCTCAATAATGGACCAAGGAAGACATTTTGATTTATGGTCTTCTTCTGGTCGGATCGGGACATAATAGATAGGGATAAGACGACGCCATTTATCAGGTTGTAATGAGAACTTTTTGGTTCCAATAGAGGTTGGGTCATAAGTAAAATCACCCATTCTCTTTCTGATAAGTGGTGTTGCTTCATAGTCGCAAACAACCCAGATAGTTTCGCATCCAGCCCAAGCCGCTTGATGAACAGCGTGTTCAATAGCAAAGTAGTTAGGTGCTACGGGCGTTAGGCAGTCGGACCAAGGCAGGCTTATTCCAGTTGGTTTAGAAGCGGCTGGAACTATTCCGGCCAGATGAAAAGAGTTGGACATAATGTTTATTTGGCCTTATTTCGCTTTCTTTGTAAAAATCTATTATCTTTTGAGGACTATCAAAAAGATAAGTAATGTTTGGTTGCTCTGACTTCTTTGGTTTATAACTGTAATAAACTTCTCTTCCGGCGTGTTCCAACTCAATAAACTTTACGTCTATTACTTCTTTCAGCAACCTTCGTAGTTTGATCCTGGCGATGGTTTCTGTGTAGTTGTCGCTTGCGATCTGGTTTTGGGTCAAGAAGGAACGAGCAACGCAATCTTTTCTGTCTTGATAGGAAGAACGCTTTGATCTGAAAAACCAGACCTCATTTATGAACCTATCTTCGTAGAGCAAGTGTGTCTTATCGTGCTTGGAACCTTGACGCACATTGAACCAGTCAATAACTACATGATGCTTACTGGCTATTTCTGGTGGGTTTTCCAAGCCTGTTATTTGCTCTGCGTCAAACACGAAAAGGTTCTCAAAGTTGACTTTCGCCAACCTTGAAAACTCTGTCGTTATTTTTAGAGTGTTTTCTTCTTCAATTCTAATGCTTCTCAAAAGATCAGAACCAAAGATAAGTCCTTTCAGGGAAAGGAAAAACATAAGCTTTTCCCACAAGTAAATTTGTGGAACTTTCGCTTTCGTTTGGAAGCCGAAATGTTCTGGGCTTCTTATTACCACATCATCAAAGATGAAAGGTGGTTTTGGTGTTGTAAATAAAACTGGAATGTTGTTATAATAAGCGTAAAGGAGAGTTGATAGACAACCGCCTACAACCATTTTTGGGTGGTTATAAAGGTGCCTATCAAGTTTCATCCCTTACCCTGACCGCGATAACGCTTACGATAGCCCTTTGGAACAGAGCCACCTGAACCCCTCTTCTTAAACTTGGAATGTTTACCATTACCAATAGAGGTCTTCTTTTTTGTGGGGTTATACTCTTTACCGTTGCGTCGTCCTGCCGTCATTCCTCAACTCCTAATGTTTGTGCGAGGGTTCCTTCTCTATCTAACTTCTCAATGTCGGTGAAGCCACCGATAAACCTGTCTTCAACCCAAATTTGGGGAACGGTTCTACAACCGGATAAGCTTGTAATAGAAAATCTTGTTTGTTCATCGTTGGTTACGTCAATAACGGAGAAGGAAACGCCCCGCGAAACCAATAGATCAACTGCCTTTTTACACCAAGGGCAATAACTTGCTGTGAAAACTCTAATCATTACTCAAATCTCTTGTGTGCTTATTGATTGCCTGCTCGTAAAGCATTCGGTCCTGTGCTGACAAAGAACGTGAGGACAACCAACCTAAAACAATCTTGTTCCATTGGTTAAAAGTCATTTCAAGTTCTAGTTCTTTGCCGTCAAAAATCCAACTCTTGGGTTCTATCCCAAGATAAATGTGTTCGTCGTCAAAGCATTCTTCAAAAAGGTGATAAGTTTCGTCATAACTAATCGTTGCTTTCGTACTCATTTCTTTTCCTCTCATTCATTATAACCTCTAACCGTTTCTGTGTCTAGTCTTTTTATCTTCTATTTCTTGCTGGGTTGATAAAACTGCGATCCCTATGTTTAGCACGGTTGCTCCAAGCATAGGTAGCAGATTTACATAAGATCCTTCGTAAAGGAGAAATAAATCCACTAAAAGGCAATTGACGACAGCGTTGTAAGCATAAATCTTGATCCAATAGTTATTATTCATCTTCTTTTTCCTCTTTTTGTTCTGCGACCGCTTCCCTTATTAGAGAATAAAGACCTTCTTCCAGTTTTAGCATCATTGCGGTAAAATGAAGGCTATTTTCTATCTGCCTTTCTCTGTTGGAAAGGCGACCGATGTAGAAAGCATTTTCCAGCTCTTCTATTACTTTCTTCTTATCCATAGTTTATTCCTTGTTTGGTGGCGAGCATTCTTCACAAATAGAAATGCCCACTAAATTTGAGTTCTTTATAACATTTACTTCTGTTTCGCGTCCACAGGCATCACAAATTCCTTTCATTCTTCTTCACCTTCGTTTAGTGTAGGTGGGCTGTAAACAACTTCATTTCCAAAACTATCCCAGTTTGGACGATAGTTCCTGGCGAACATTTCCAAATAAGGACCATCCGATCTAGCTTCTATTAGATCATAGGTTTCTTTTGGCTTCTTGCTATGTCGTTGCGCCGAGATTGGCTTTCCACCGATAAGAGATGAAAGAGAGTTATTGTTCTTCTTGGAAGCAAACCCATTTCCCTTTACAGCAAATAAGCAGATTTCGTGCTGGCCTCTAAAATATTGGCCCAATCCGATCTTTGATTTGGCCCAAACAATGTTGGTGATGTAGCGGAAACCAAGATTTTCTATGATCCTCAAAGCCTCTGGAAGATGGTTGTTAGCAACCCACATGTAAAGGTGGGCGTCATCCTCAACTTTACCATCAAGAAAGTTCTTCATTACGGTAAGGATTTCGTTTTCTTTGAGAAGAGGATAATGACGATCCGCTCCTCTCTTGATCTTACCGCCGCCTGTTTGGTTCCAAGGCGGATCAGCATAGATGGTTCTGTATTTTCTCATTCTCGTTCCAAAAGACTTTTCAACATTATCTTCTACCTCTTTATCGGACATTTGCGAAATGTCTTTCGCTAAATGTTCGGCTGTTTCAAAAGCACCGCAATCGCATCTATGCCAATCTTGGTGCCAAGGACAAGTTGGCGAATGTTCGTTCATTCCCGGTTCTTCCTGAATGCTCCGACCGCTTCCGGCCAAAGATCAGTTGCGATTTCCAAACAAGCCTCGGCAACCTTTTGGATTTCCCATTGTGCCCCTTCGTGAGTTCGTAGGTCAATAAATTTTAGAAGGTTAGATAAGTTTACAGTTCCGTAATATTCTGTGTAAAGGTTCTGTGGTAAGACGCCTCTTGCTTGCTCGCGGCAAACACCGGCTTCAATAAGATTATCGTAGAGTTTTACTGACTTTTCGTGCCAGTCCCTTACTACTTGGTGTGCTGGACCACGAAGACCAGCCGCCGTGTAAGGAAGCATTATCATAGGATCAACAAGGTCATCTACGTTTGATGCTTGTCGGTTTGAGTTGTGTTGTGTCCTGAACTGTTGTGGTTCGTAGAAGCGTAGGTTTTCTTCCGTGTAGCGGCGTGAAATTTCGTTGTAAGACCATGTGCGATGCCTGTGATGCTGAGAGCGCACAAAGAGAGGAACAACAAACCTAAAAGTGGCAACATTATGCTCAAAAGTAGAGGTGTGCTTATGATCAACAAGATAACGAATGAGTTTTCTGTCTTTTTCATCTAACTCCTCCTTATGCTTGCCGAAACTGACCCTTGCGCTATTCACTATTGTAAGGTCTGTTCCCATGTGGGAAACGTATTCTACCTTACCAATGCCGTCGCCGTAGAGTTCAATTGTTTTTTGTTGTGGTGTGTTCATTAATTAGCCTTAGTCCTTCGGTTATTGCTTCAAATTTTGTTTTGAGAATTGGGTTATGTGTAATTCCATAACTTTCTGGCGTCAATAGTTCGTAATGTGTGGGCCATTGGAAGAATTCGTCTGCTGAACTGAAAAGAGGGAAAAGAAAAATTCCTTTCTCTGCTAAAATTCTATTCTCAATAACTCCGATTGTTGCTGGGTCGTTGAGAACAGGGAAAACATCCTTTCTTTTGTTTAGTAAGCCCGCTTGTAGGTCATCACAAACTCTGTTGATGTAGCCAGTTGCTCCGTTATGCTCTGGAACTTTAACATAAAGCATTCCTGGAAGCCACTCAAAACACGAATAATTTACAACCTCTTTTCCCATTTCATCAAGGTCAAACAAATCTGTTTCTTTCATCCTTCGCTCCTATCAAACTGGGTAGGGCGGCTGTCTTTGCGCTTTTGATCGCAAGTAGAACAGACGTTTCGGATCCAACCTTTGGTCCTAATTTCGGCAACATTACCACAATATTCGCAAGTTCTGGCGCTAATAGATGTGGCAAGATCGATGATAGAGTCAGTTCTTTCATCACCGCCGTCAAAGTAAATGCGAAGCTCACCGTACTTTTCCTTTACTTGGGAAAACTGAACGGGAGGCATTTTCCTATGTTCCACGCTGTGTTCTATGGTAGAACAAACACTATCAATAATGTTGAACCAACCATCACCGGCTTCAATTCCCCAGCACATAGCAGAATGAGTTCTGGGAAGATCCTTCTGGACGAAGAGATTAGGGTATTTATCAAACAGTTTTTGTTGTAGTTCCGGGTTCATTGTGTTTTCCTTCTAGATGGTCTATGTAGCGTTGTAAATACCACGCTGCTTTCTTCAAGTCTTCTAACATTCTGTCGTGCTTCTTGCCTGCTCTTGAAATGTATTTTACAACATTCCCAAGATGAAAACCTAAATTCCAGGCTTCAATAACCTTGATCGCTTCATAAGTGTTGGTTTTTCCTCCATAATGTGAAGGATGCTCAACTACGTCAGCCATTATTCAGCCCACGCAGCGATAATGTGGCTTTCAAGAATAAAACAATATTCATAACCACGAAGTTCTACCTTCTCTAATAGATGAGTTGGGAAGACAACTTTCGTCAAAGCATCAAACTTACGAACGCAGTCGTGCGAGCAATGAATAACTGTCGCGATAGTGTGTTCTCGCAAAGTTTCTTTTGAGGTCTTGAAGTCCTCTGGAAGAAGAATGAGAGAAGGTTGTTCTTCTTGTCCTGGGGAACTATGTTCCAACTCCACAAGAATTCGTCTGTTGTGTGGTTCAATAAAAGACATCAATACTCCATAAATTTATTCATTTCAATAGCGCGTTCAAACAAACGGAACTTTTCAGTACTCAAAAGTTGGTCGTGAGTTTTCTTACAACGCTTACAGATAAAGCGAACGAAGACCTCGCCTCCGTGCTTTGTCTCAATTTCGTTTGTTGAAAGCCAGTTGTGCTTTTTTAAGCCGGTTGGAGAAGCGGGACAATTTTCATCTTGGTTCTCCCCGGCGATAATGTGGTTTAAATTCATAACGCCCTCCTTCACCTACATAATAGCGCGGCGAAGAGAGGGCGTCAAGAGGTTAGAGGAAAATAATCAGACCTTCGCTCTTTGTTGTAGAAGATAGAGGAAAGTTTCCAACTCGTTTGCTTGGGCGGCAAGCAAGTCATTTAGACCAAGGGGCAATTCGCCTGCTTCGTCAAGTCTGCTGAAAACATCAGATAGAAGGTCGTGATGACCTTGTAGAACTGTTAGACCTTCGCGAACTATTTGATCGGCTGGCTTATCAGTTAGACATTCCATTTGACCGAGAATTTCGGCTGCGGCTTGTGTAATGTGAACGGGGCAACCAAGTTCTTCTACTCCGGTGTTTCCAATAGCCTTCTCAACAAGACCGTCAAACTGTGCTTCAAGGGCAGGATAAATGCCCCCAAAGAGGGTTGTGTGGTCGCCAGCAAAACCTACACCTTTGGTAAGGTTGTGAGCGCCGTGGAACCAAAGTTGAGCAGCACGAACCGAGGGAATCAACTGACCCATAGCCTCAACAAGCATAGAACTTTCTTCTACTACTGGTTCTTGGACCATAGCGGCTTCTACTTCTTCTTTGATAATTCTACGCAATTGTGATGCTGTAAGTTTCATTTGTTTCCCCTTAACACAAATAAATAGTCCTTTCTACCCAAAATAGATAGAAAGGACACATTTATCACTTAACTTCGCAACCACCAGCGCCGCAAGCCACTTCGCCGGATAGATCGGTGTTATCGTCTACTTCGTGAACGTAGTTGAGGTCAATGGAGGTAAGCGTCTTCATTAGCCTTTCGTAAGTTTCTTCATCGCAGTCCTCAAATGGCGCTTGCTTGTAAGTGTGTTCAAACGCTGGAAGAACAGACAGACCGTTATAGAATGCTCTGTTTTCCCACATCCACTCACCAACAACATCCCATTCATCACTCTTGATCGAAACAGTAGCAGAAACGTTGTGGGTGTTTTGACCCTTGCGGTGTCCTGCTTTGATCCAGCTTTGGCTTACCTTCTTTACTCTTGCGAGCAGATCAAGTGCGCTTTCTCCTCTTGTAATAGCTCCTTCTGGTGCCTTTTGAGGAACAGAAATAACGGCTGTGTCGTGAGGGCGGAAGAATTCATCTTCAATAAGTTCTGGATGACTTTGTGAAAGGTAAGAATAAATGGCTTCATTCTTTCCAACACGAATGCGACGTAGGTAAGTGTCGCTGTGCCAAGCGTGAATGCCCGAAGAAGTTCCAAGAACAAGCGAGGTTGTGCCGGAAGGCTTGACGCAAGTGGTTCTTGCTGCTGGGTTGATCCCCAAAAGAGCCGCAACGCGGACATTTTCTTCTTTTACGACCTGTGCTGCCTTTTCCATGTCCAAAGAAAGGACTTTTCCAGAAGCAATTCCGGTCATTCCCACACCTATTAGAGCGTCCTTCTCGGTGGTTCTTTGCCAAACAGGGCGTAGGTAGTGGAAGTCGGTGTAGGACGCCTGTAAAGTGCCAATAAACGCGGCTGCGCGCACTCTATCTTCGTATTCTTCCTGGCTTTCCACATCGCTTACGTTCACTTCTGTTAGGTTGCAGAACTGGTAAGGGCGAAGGGCAATTTCGCAGTTGTGAACCAACAACTCATTAGCAAAAAAGTTATGGTTCTTTTTTACTTGAATGTCATAAACGTCTCTATTCTTTTCAATAGTTATACGCTTGATCTTGGTTCTTGTAATATTCGTAGTCGTTTCCATTCTAATATCTCCTTATTATAGGTGGTGGTTATATATGGTCCTATATCTCTTATTAGGACTATTTCTATATCCAGTCTTTTTGATAGTTCTTCTGTTTTTACTATCCCTCTATCCCAAAACCCTTTGATTTCAACTATTTTCATCAAAGTTCCTTCTTCGTAGATAAAAAAGTCTGGTCTATACGTTGTTTTCTCAAGTTGGAAAGTTTGCTGTTCTACGTCCCATTCTATCGCATGAGAGTCAAGCCACTTGGCATATATATATTCATATGTGCTACGAAGCCAAACAAACTTATTTCTTGTTCTGTTGAAGTAGTATCCCTGAATGCCTCGCGAGGTCTTATTAGTCTTTCTATGAAAGGTCTTAAACCAACCTGCTCTATTGTTATACAACGACTTCAGGTTTTCACTTCTTATTTCTTTTGTTTTGTTATATACTATATTTTTGCCTTTATTTATCTCTATACCAAGTATTGAAAAAAGAGTTCTTACTCTCGTTGGTGTCAAGTCTATCTTTTTGCCTATTGTTTTCAAACCATACCCTTCACTATAAAGAGAAGATATAAAACTTTTAGCAAAACAATATTCGCTTGGATATATCCTACTAATATTGTTGATAATAAAACTTCTTTTGTTGCTTGCGCGGGCGGTATTGCCAAGTTCAGCGACTCTATTAGAAGCGTATATTTTGTACTCTTCTGCGAAGTCTTCTGGTATAAGTACGACTTTTCCTTTTTCGTGGTTGAGATATATTGTTCTTATCGCTTCTTCTATTTTCATGTTTGCGGGCTCCAACCCTTACATTATAAATAGTTTATTGGAGCCCGCAAAGATACTCATTCAATAGAAAGTAGTATATCTTCTTCTGTCAAGTGTGCTGCTTCAACATATCCCCTATTCTCTGTGAATACTCTATGGTCGGGAGTTAGAATGAGGACTTGGCCGCTTTCTGTTTCGATCCTGATAACATCAGCGTCTTCTCTCGTCATGGCTGCTTCTTCTACTGGTTGTAGTTCAAGACTACAAGTTGTTTCATCGTAAGAAAGCACGCTGATCGATTCGCCACTCTCAACCCTTTCAACCAACTCACGCATAGTCATTTGACCAACGTTTGTTGTAATGAGGGTGTCTCCGTCAACGCAACATGGGTTCGTTCCCCAGTCCTTATCATTGTTTAGATAAATGCCTGGCTCTCCTGAACCGCTCTCACGAATGCGGGTCCAAAGGTCCATAAAGTAAGCCTTATCGATCTTGTGGCGAAGAAGAACGGCAGAGTTGTTAGCACGACCGCGTTGTGGGTTGGTTTCCCACCAGTTGCCCGACTTACAAGCGATCATTTCATCGTCGTCAGCAGAGAACAAAGAAATAAGAGCAGCGCGGCGAATGCCGCCAGCAAGCACGGCATCTGCGATGTGGCACATAATGTCGTGTGACTCAATAGGAGTTAGTTTCTCTCCGTCCTTCTTTGTGTTTAGAATTCCGTCAATCTTGACCAAGCACTCAATAAGAGGCTGTGGTCCTGGTGCTTTACCGCCTGACGTAACCAAACGGGCACCCTTGGGGCGAATGTCCGAGAAGTCAAAGCGAACGCGGCTTGAACCTCTGAAATAGGACTGAATAAGAATGCGAACAGCATCAGCCCAGCCTTCAATAGAATCGCCAACAAGGAAACGCTTTTCACGACCAGAAGGACGGCGGATCTCTGGTAGTTTCTCAACGTGATGCTTTTGGACCGAGAAACCTACGCCAGTTCCACCAAGAAGCAAGAACATTGCTTCGGAGAAAGAACGCAGATCATCAATAGGCATGTAAGCGCAGTTGAAAATGCGGTTTGGTGCGATCTCAATTGGCTTGCCGCCAAACTGCATAGAACGCATAGATGGAAGAACCTTGCGATCAAAGACGGCTTGATAGGCTCCTCTGATCTGTTCTTCAAGGTGAGGATAACGCTTAACGTGCATTTGGACGTTTCGCTCTGTAATTTCCTCAAATGTTTCGCGACGGTACTCTTCTGGGAGGTAGCGCGCATATTTCATGTGAGTTGTGATATCCGATAGGATCTTAGATGCTAGGTTCATTTTGTGAGTTCTCCGTTGTTTTTGCTCTGATAGATTGTCTAAACTTTTTGTATTTTTCTTTGATTCGCAACGCTTGGTCTTTCGCTGTTAGGTTGGTAGTTCCACCAAGTGAAAGAGGGTCTTGGCTTGTGTTGGGTGGCCTCATAGTGATACTCACATTTCTTGTGTGCATATTCACAGGGAATACAAGACCGTCAGGACCAAACCGATTTTTAGCGACAAAGATTCTGCCTGTATTGTTTTGCTTGTCTTCAACCGTTCTGGAAACAGTCAAAATCAAATCTGCGACGAAGCACTTTGAGAAGGCTTCGGAAATTGATTCAATCG